GTCCTTTTCGTTACAATACACCAGTATCTACAGCGTCCCACCATTGATAGGTAAGGGTTACTGAAAATTCTTCAATAGTATCATTTGATCCCCAATCAACATCAATAGGGGTAATGTCGGTTGGATAAACACCAACAAATCTATACTTCTTCAAAGTATTACCTTGTTTGCCAAATTGAGAAACTTCAGCATCAACTGAGTAACCCAATGGTGCAAGTGCAAGTGGATTGCGGACATTAAAGTTGTGACTGTTAATGCCATTCATCCATCTTTCAAATGCATTACGGACAATGAAGTCTTCATCGTTGATGACGCTGATTGTCCAATCTGCAAAGGTTCTATTTCCTACAAACTTTAATTCTCTGCCAAAGTAATTGACAGGAACAACACCTACTGTTGAACCTGGTAACTGAGCAGTCTTACACATAAATGTAAGTTTAGTTTGTGCATTTGCTGGTGAAGCAAATCCTGGAAAAGGCATAGAAACTTCAAAGAGATTGGGACGAGCACCATCCCCTGTCATTTGACTTCTAAATTCGTTTACGCTAAATGCCATTTTTATTCTCCTGTTCTCTTATTTATTGGAACTTCCCAACGACTTCTTCGAATGCCACGCCAGTGCGTACAGCAACAAAGTTGAGTTGGATAAAGTTGATTGAACGAGCAGGTTTAATGTAAATGTCACCAACAAATTCATTACGGTCAATTACTTCACCAGTATTGTTTGTGTCATCACATACAACTTTAAAGTCTGTGATACCACGGCGACCTTGAACATCTCTTAAATATGGTTCAACTAACGCAATGAATTGTGCTCTTGTGAATTGGTCATTAAACTCAAACATTGAGAATCTTGCTGCTCTAGCAATTGACTTCTCAAGCACAATGAACAGACGGCGCACATTGATTCTATCAAATGCACTTGGTCTAGATAATAATGTTTTATCACCGAATAGAACTGTACCTTCGCCTTGGAATGTAACAACAGGATTAATACCCTTAACATAAAGAGTATCTCTCTCTGTCTTAGTTGGATTCCAAGATAGTTTTACCACATTTCGAATTTGACCACGATTCAATCCACCAGGAGAAAACCAAGGATCCTTTTCGATATCTGTCTTAGCACATAGACCGGCAATATCACCATTTAATGGTACCCAACGATACACATCATTATACTTGTCGTATTGATATTTCCATGAACAATCCATGAAAGCGTATGATGAAGAACCGATACTTGCAGCTTGTGTTACACAGGCAGCCGCTTCTGAACCAGCGTTATCAACAACATCTGATTTAGCAGGTGAGAAGAATACGATACAATCTTTTCTTGTTTCTGCAAGAGAAATTAATGAAGTGCTGATTGTATTAGCGCCTGGACCAGTAACAATCAAAGAAATATCTGTTGATTCTGAACTGCTAAACAAGTTGTAAGCAGTAATGTTATTTGCGGCAACAATAGTACCATCAGCACCTGCAGCGGTACCGCCACCAAATGAAATTGTTGGTGCAGCAGCAAGTCTTGTGAATGAAGTACCAGAAGCAGTATTACCCCAAGTAGAAGATGCATTAGCATAAGTTGCACCAGTATTTGCAGTTGGATGACACATCCAACGAACATACTTAGATTTATTTGCTAATACATTTTTGTAATAGATTGTGTTACCACTATCGTCTTTAGCGTCAGATGCTTTTGATACAAAAGCAAATTTTTCTAATACTGTATTAGCAGTTCCTGTAAATTTACCTTCTTCATCAACAACAATGATGTGAATTTCATCATTTGCACCACCTTGATTTGAAGTGTATGTTGAAGTTCCTGGTGTAGAAGTAAATTGAGTTGCGAATGCCCAACCACTATAAGTGTTAGCATCAGCCATTGAAACTTTTAATGAGTTACCGATTGCGCCAGGATATCTAGCAGCAAACTCACCATAAGTGACTGCACCGCTTGAATAGTTGTCTAACCAGTCATCGTCATTTTTAATTAATACTGAAGTGCCATTTGCAACTGCGTTTTTAGTAGCAGCACCAAATGAACGAACAACTTTAAGATTGTTTGAATACGCAAGAAAATTTGCAGCAGAGAACCAGTATTCATAATTAGTTGAGTCAGGTTTGCCGAATCTATCGACAAGCTTTGCCTCGTTTGAAATTGTAATAATTTCACCAACTGGACCCCATGCAAAAGGACCTGCAAATGCGCCAATTGATGTGGCGCCGGAAGGAATAACTGTAGTCAGGTCAATTTCTGATACATTTACTCCAGGTGATAGCTGAAATGCCATTGGATTTCTCCTTTAAAAGTATGGGTCAAATATTCGAATTTATACTGTATTTAGTTATTTAGAAAGTTGAGGAATGATAACCTTTTTCTGTCCAATAGTCGTTACCGTCCACAATAACCTCTTCTTTCCGCCCATCGTCAAATATACCAACGGGCGTTAGTTCTTCCTCACTTAGCATGTTTTGTTCCGCTAACATCAACTTTCTAATATCAATGTTTGTCGATTCTTTAAAGAATGACTGTGCTGTTAACCAAGAAAACAAAACTAACCCCATAACCAAATCATCATTATTACCTTCTTCCGCAGCATAACTGTCACGGTTTCTTGTGAAGGTATTCATTTCGGCAATGGTGTCAAAGTCATTGATAATTAACTTATCATTTTCCACCAATGTCTTTAAGTTAGCACATCCAACTTTCTTTACTGTCTTTGTGGTCTTGATACCAAAACTAGTAGACCTTTTAAATCCACCAGAAATGCTTTGACCTTTAATATGATGATGTTCTAACTTGTATATGTTTTCGTATTCCAAATCATAGTGCAGAATATCGACAACTTGTTGACCAATGTTATTGGTCTCAATCAGAGCATATGCTTCATTGTACTTCTTCGCAACTGAGAAAATTACAGTCGGAAAGAACAACAAAGGCAATTTATTATTCCTATATTTAGCCACCTGTTTATACGGTATTTGACTCGCATCTATAACATTGATTGTTGAATAGTCTAAATCAACACCTTCTGCACAGTCAATTGTGGCAATATACAAATGGTCTTTGATAGGTTCTTCGTATATATCAAGACCTTCAATTGAAGATATTGGATTATGAAACGCAAGACTTCTCAGTTTTACACCAGATATTAATGTTGCTGATGACCCAATGAACTCAGTTTCAAACTCTTGTCTAAACTGTTCTTCACTGGTGTTTCTAATAGTCTCATTCTTCCATTCTTCATCTCGACCTGGAACCATCGACCAATGCACTTCAAGTGTTTTGTAAGTAGACCTGCCTTCTATTGCATCTACCCACATCTTATAGAACATGTTCAGACCATTAGGGGTCGAAACAATAATAACTTTTGTGGTCTTACCAGAAGAGATAACAGGGTAAGTAGAAGTAAAGAAATCTTGTGCCATGTTATGTTGAACGAAAGCAAATTCATCCAAGAAAACTAGGTTGTAAGTACCTCCACGAACACCTGATGCAGAAGTCGCATATGCCCAAATCATTGAACCATTTTCTAGTTCAATGTTACCTTTGTTCCAAGTTTTAATACCTTGTTGTAACCACAAAGGTAGATACTCATATGCATATTGAATTCTACCAAGAATCTCTCTTGCTAACGAACCCTTGTTTGCTAAGATTGCAACCTTATAATCAATATTAAACAATACTGACCATAACATATAACCTACAGTTGTGGTTGTTTTACCAACCTGTCGAGGCATCTTAGCAATACAGAATCTATTATTATGAAAAGTTTGTACCATGTCCTCTTGGAATGGCCACATGTCAAATGGGATAAGACCCTTATCCACATTGACAATCTTTACATAATTTTTAATGAAATAAATTGGATCTTCAGAACACTTTACAATTTCTGCAACTTGTTCTTCGGTATAGGATATTTCTACCCCTAACCGTTTTAAACTCGCATTACCATTATAACCGCCACCTAAATCTGACATTTTATTTTATAAAACTTCTTAACATCCAACCATGTTTTTGATGTTGGTCTAAAATATCTTGTAAAAAGTTACCTACTGCTGGTTCATTTGCTTGGTCAGCCGCAGCAATACCTGCTCGTAAATGCACCATGTATCTTTCATTATCAGTTTTTAAATCTGCAATCATTGCTAGTGCAGTTGGAATAGAATCTTTTTCTTCAATGTCAGATAGTTCTAACATTCTGCTTAAGGATACTGGTGCATATGAATTCAAAGCACGAATATGTTCGGCAATTGGATCAACATTGCCATATACAGATTCATAGAAGTTTCCTAAGAATTCATGGTATTGTGCAAAGTCAGGACCCTCAACATTCCAATGATATGAGTGTGCTTTAAAATACAACCCAAAAGTTGTACCTAAAATTGTTCTCATTTGTTCAATTAATTGTTCCATGATTATCCTTATTTTTTAAAAATTTGACTAGTTCTGTTGTAGAGCCAACAAAAACTGCCTTATCTACATTTATGTTTTTTGCGCTTTGTGATTCACCTGTTAAGTCTTTTTTTCTTTTCTGTACTTCAAGTAAATCTTTATTTAAGTCTGATAGGTTTTTAATCAATCCAGCGGCAACTTCATATGCTCTTGGATGTTCTGATTCTTTGGCAACATGCAACAGATTATCCATCGCAGCATTACCTTTTGTAATTAGTTCTCTAATATTTTGTCTTGCAAATTCTGCATCATCTTCAACTGGAGTTTTTACAACCGCAGGCAAAGTTTCAAACTGAATTGGTTCTACATCCAAAACTTCAGATAATTTTTGATTTAATTTATTCATACTATATTAGGAAAATCAGTTATTCTTTCTGAGAAACCAAACTCATCATCTGGTTCGGCACTAATTGGACTTGGTGTAGTAACAATCAATACCGACTTTAATGGATTTGTATCTAGTGATGTAATTGTATAAGTTGCATTACTACTATCACCAACAAGAACATCGTTTGCACTTAGATAATTGTTTAAATAACCAACAACAAGAGTTGCTGTATTTGCGACACCGGCAGCATTGTTACTAAAATACAAAACTTCACCAAAAATATTTTTATCTGATACTCTTACAATTTCATTTGTTGCAAAGTAACCAACACCATTTGCATAGTTTACATAAACTTTTTGTGCATCTTTTGTTCTTGTTTCCAAATACAAACTTGTATTTGCTTGTCTAATAACTTCAGCGGATATTACTGGAGGCCAAATATATGCCTTTGCAGTAAATTCTAAATCCCAAGTTATCAATCTAGTTGACATTAAGTCACCTTCATAATCGGTTTGGTTGTTTACTGAATTTAAGATAACAGGCATGTCATATTTTTTACCCATAGAAGGAATAAAATCAATTGTTACATTGAAGTCTGGTGTAAAAAATGGTAAAATTTGTTCTAATATTTGTGTGCCGTCTTCTGTATTTCTAACATAGATTGATAGTGAAAATGTAAAATCATATGGCACAGGAACAAACTGTGTCTTAACAGTTGTTGAAGATTCTTTTGCAAAGTTTCTTAAAGTAGATGGTAATTTTCTGGCCGTATCATACGACATTCCGGTCATATCAAATGATATTCTTGGAACAGATGTTGCGATAGATTTTGTTAATGTTGGATCAGTAGTTATTCTGGTAATGTATTTTTCTTTTGCGCCATAGTTAAGAGGCACTTTGAATTTTTCATATGTAGTTGTGCCTGCCTTGTTGTATCTAACAACATGGATATCATTAAACATTGTACCAAATGCAACAACTACTTTGCGAATAGTACGATTATAAAAATGGTCATTACCTAGCATTATGCTTCACCAAATGGGTTGTGTTCAGAGAAATCAATGATTGCATCTGATTCTGTTTCAATTATTGAATTATCTGTGATATCTTCAAACTGACTATTATCAAATACTGTGTCACTGGATACAGTTGCAGATGTCCATCTTGCATTTGATGTGGCACCAATTGACATTGTGTTATTTGCAAAGGTGCCCATCACTCTTATAATGTCTAAGTTTCTTGTTGTGCCATCCCAAGAGTGAACAGTTGCCTTTGCGTTTGCAGTTGC